TTGGTTTGGGAGAAGGTTCAGCATTACCTGTTGGTGCGCCTGTTCCGTGGCCTTCAGAGACACCTCCAACAGGCTGGCTGAAATGCAACGGGGCGGCTTTTTCTGCTGAAGAATACCCGGAACTGGCAAAGGCTTACCCGACAAATAAATTGCCTGATTTACGAGGTGAATTTATTCGTGGCTGGGATGATGGGCGCGGTATTGATGCAGGACGTGCTTTATTGAGCCTTCAGGCTGGGATGCTGGAAAAGCACCGTCATATTGTTGTTGCCAATGATGGTTACGACACAAAAGATGAATGGGAACTGGCTACGATTTTCAAAAAGACATACACACAAGGACGGGGACTTGATGCCACAAATACAGGAGGGAGTCTGATCCCATCACCGACACTTCATTCACGAGGGAGTATCGGTAATACTGGCGGGAGTGAAACCCGTCCACGAAATATTGCATTTAACTTTATCGTGAGGGCTGCATAATGGATAACGCCGTATTAAATAGCGAGCTTATTGCCACGAAGGCGGGGAATATTACCGTCTATAACTATGATGGTGAAACTCGGGAATATATTTCCACTTCAAATGAATATCTTGCCATTGGTGTCGGTATCCCTGCATATTCCTGTTTAGATGCCCCTGGCACACATAAGGCGGGTTATGCTATCTGCCGTTCGATGGATTTAAATTCATGGGAATATGTGCCAGATCATCGCGGTGAAATCGTCTATAGCACCGAAACAGGAGAATCGAAAGAAATCACAGCTCCGGGTGATTATCCTGAAAATACAACCACTATCGCCCCGTTAACGCCATACGATAAATGGAATGGTGAGAAATGGGTGACAGATACCGAGGCACAGCACGGCGCAGCAGTAGATGCAGCAGAAGCACTGCGCCAGTCGCTGATTGATACTGCAATGGCCTCCATCAGTCTGATTCAACTGAAATTACAGGCCGGACGGAAGCTGACGCAGGCAGAAACAACCCGCCTTAACGCTGTGCTGGATTACATTGACGCGGTGACGGCAACAGATACCAGCACAGCGCCGGATGTCATCTGGCCTGAACTGCCGGAGGCGTAGGCCATTCAATATCTGGCGCACCGGAAGTATCGATCAGCTCCAGTGCGTCCAGATAATCCAGCCACAAATTATATTGCGCCAGTTCATCACCTTTCAGACGACCAATAGCGGCTTTACCGGGCCATTGCTTACTGTTCATGTATTCGTTGGCCTGGTTAATTAGTAGCTGTCTTTCTGATTCAGTAATTTCAATAAGCTCTTCATGAGTAGGTGGAGGAATATCTGCCCACGTAGGTAGTCCATCCTCTCCGGCAATACGGACTTTTCCTTGTGGCGGTTCAGCCATAAACTCACTGACAATATTTTGATTCACCTCCTTAGCATCTGATAAATCCCATCCTACTGATTTATATTTATCAATCATATCCACAGGGAAAAAAGCATTATGCTTGGCACTATAAACATATTCGTTCATATAAATCACCCTGAATAAAATTACTCACCAACAGCCCACCAACTGTAATGCATAGATACCGTGTCGCTGGTTGATGACGTTCTGTAAGCAGAATTAAAGCCGGTTAACGTAGGGCCTTCTGCAGTCATCACGAACCCTCGCCCAGCGCCTAAAGGCGCACCGCCATCACCAGAATGGGTAAGAATGGCGCAGTCCGCTTTTTTAGGGAAAGGGATAGGAAATGTAATCCTCATTGTTTGCGTCGATAATTTCGGCATAGCCTCACCTCGACCATATTGCAGAATTTTACCGTTGGGTAATTTCATCCATCCATCACCACTGGCAAAAGAAGCCATGTCCGGTATCTGATTTTCCCCTGTTCCCACACCCCGTTTCGCTGCTTCTCCCAAACCAACGTTTAAGAAAATGCAGAGATAACGGCTAACTGGCATCATCTCCGGTTTTTATTCAGGGGGATGATCATGCTTATTGGCTATGTACGCGTATCAACAAATGACCAGAACACCGATTTGCAACGTAATGCACTGAACTGCGCGGGATGTGAGCGGATTTTTGAGGATAAAATCAGTGGCACTAAGTCCGACAGACCAGGGCTGAAAAAACTGCTCAGGACACTATCGGCAGGAGATACGCTGGTTGTCTGGAAGCTGGACAGGTTGGGGCGCAGTATGCGGCATCTTGTTACGCTGATAGAAGAGTTGCGTCAGCGAGGCGTGAATTTCCGAAGCCTGACTGACAGTATTGATACCAGCACCCCAATGGGCCGTTTCTTTTTTCATGTCATGGGTGCCCTGGCTGAAATGGAACGCGAACTGATAGTTGAACGTACCAGGGCAGGGCTGGCTGCAGCTCGTGCCAAAGGCAGAGTAGGTGGACGCCGTCCTAAGTTGACCACCGAACAGTGGGCACAGATTGGACGTTTACTCGAGGCCGGAGAATCAAGACAGCGTATTGCACTGATTTTTGATGTAGGCGTTTCTACTATTTATAGAAANCAGGATAATCACCCGGAGCTGTGATTTCTTTCGATTCTCCTGTTTCGGTGCTATAGACGATTTCACCGCGATGATCTGGCACATATTCCCATGAATTTAAATCCATCGAACGGCAGATAGCATAACCCGCCTTATGTGTGCCAGGGGCATCTAAACAGGAATATGCAGGGATACCGACACCAATGGCAAGATATTCATTTGAAGTGGAAATATATTCCCGAGTTTCACCATCATAGTTATAGACGGTAATATTCCCCGCCTTCGTGGCAATAAGCTCGCTATTTAATACGGCGTTATCCATTATGCAGCCCTCACGATAAAGTTAAATGCAATATTTCGTGGACGGGTTTCACTCCCGCCAGTATTACCGATACTCCCTCGTGAATGAAGTGTCGGTGATGGGATCAGACTCCCTCCTGTATTTGTGGCATCAAGTCCCCGTCCTTGTGTGTATGTCTTTTTGAAAATCGTAGCCAGTTCCCATTCATCTTTTGTGTCGTAACCATCATTGGCAACAACAATATGACGGTGCTTTTCCAGCATCCCAGCCTGAAGGCTCAATAAAGCACGTCCTGCATCAATACCGCGCCCATCATCCCAGCCACGAATAAATTCACCTCGTAAATCAGGCAATTTATTTGTCGGGTAAGCCTTTGCCAGTTCCGGGTATTCTTCAGCAGAAAAAGCCGCCCCGTTGCATTTCAGCCAGCCTGTTGGAGGTGTCTCTGAAGGCCACGGAACAGGCGCACCAACAGGTAATGCTGAACCTTCTCCCAAACCAACGTTTAAGAAAATGCAGAGATAACGGCTAACTGGCATCATCTCCGGTTTTTATTCAGGGGGATGATCATGCTTATTGGCTATGTACGCGTATCAACAAATGACCAGAACACCGATTTGCAACGTAATGCACTGAACTGCGCGGGATGTGAGCGGATTTTTGAGGATAAAATCAGTGGCACTAAGTCCGACAGACCAGGGCTGAAAAAACTGCTCAGGACACTATCGGCAGGAGATACGCTGGTTGTCTGGAAGCTGGACAGGTTGGGGCGCAGTATGCGGCATCTTGTTACGCTGATAGAAGAGTTGCGTCAGCGAGGCGTGAATTTCCGAAGCCTGACTGACAGTATTGATACCAGCACCCCAATGGGCCGTTTCTTTTTTCATGTCATGGGTGCCCTGGCTGAAATGGAACGCGAACTGATAGTTGAACGTACCAGGGCAGGGCTGGCTGCAGCTCGTGCCAAAGGCAGAGTAGGTGGACGCCGTCCTAAGTTGACCACCGAACAGTGGGCACAGATTGGACGTTTACTCGAGGCCGGAGAATCAAGACAGCGTATTGCACTGATTTTTGATGTAGGCGTTTCTACTATTTATAGAAAATTTCCGGTGAATGAGAGCAATGAATCCCCCTGAATCAGCATAATTTTGATTATCCCTGCAAGTAGACAAATACCGTCATTTTGTGTGAATAACGGTACAACTGCGCTTAGCTGTTTGTCAGGCACAATCACTTCAACATAGGGCGAAGCCTAATCCAATCAGGAGGTTCGCCACTATGGCTCAGGATTACCACCACGGGGTGCGCGTTGTTGAAGTCAACGAAGGCACCCGATCCATTACCACGGTGAGCACCGCCATCGTGGGTATGNCTTCTCCCAAACCAAGGTATGTGAGAAGACCAGCTACATCCTTTCCACTCAAATTGGTAAGCGTATTGTCCAGCGGTTGTTTACCTGCCAGCGCATTCAGCATTGTCGTGGCAAAGTTCGGATCATTCCCCAGCGCCGCTGCCAGTTCGTTCAGTGTATCCAGTGCCGCAGGTGCAGAACCCACCATTGCTGCAATTGCCGATTTCACAAAAGCGGTAGTGGCAATCTGTGTATTGTTGACCGACTGCGCCGCTGTGGGAGCTGTTGGCGTTCCGGTGAGTGCCGGACTCGACAGCGGCGCTTTCAGTGCCAGCGCATTGTTAATGGTGGTACTGAATTTCGGATCATTGTTAATGGCTGCGGCTATTTCTTTCAGCGTGTCCAGCGTGGCTGGCGCACCATTAATAAGAGCCGTCAGTGCCGCCTGAACAAATGCGGTGGTCGCAAGCTGCGTGGTATTATTCCCCGCCGCTGGCGTTGGCGCTTTGGGGATTCCGGTAAACGTTGGACTTTCTTTGGGTGCATACTGTGAATGCGGGTCCGGCGCGGCAAGATGTTTTGCCATCAGGTCATCCACGTACACCTTCAGCTCCAGTGCCTTGTCATCCACATACTTGCGGGTTGCCAGCACTACAGCAGGGTCGATTTTCAGGGTGATATTGTCCGTGCTGCTGGTAATCAGCACCATGCGCACGGTCTGGGTACGCCCGCTGCCTTCAGCCAGTTGCGGCTTATAGCTTTCCGGGCAGTTTCCCACGGCAATCAATGCCCCGGACTCATCAAACAGGCCCACTTCACGTATCCACCAACCGCCCTCGTTTTCAGGGATCACCTGTTCAGCAATAATCTGGCTGCTATTCTGCGGGTCGATATAAAGCATATTCAGCGCAGCCCGGCGTTTCTCATTTACCAGTGCCGTCTGCTTTGCGTCCGGCGTTGGCAATACTCCGCCGCCATCGCCCACCGCCATATGGGTAATTTTTAGCGGCACACCGAGCGCGGCGGCGCTGGCAAGTTTCGCCGCGCCAATATCCGTCAGCAGGGTATAAAATTTTGTGCTCATGGATTCACTCTCATTGTGTCAATAACATGGACCGCCCCGCCTTCATGCGCGGTGCCGCCAGAAATAATTGTTTCGTTGATATACGGATAAATCGTGATTTCTTCGCCAAGATAGCTGGCAGCTCCCACCCAATGCGGGCCGCTGGTCTGCAGATTGATGGAGATGCCGATCATGTGGCGGCTACATGGTTTGGCATCGCTTATCAGTCGCTCAAGTTCCAGATAGGTATCTTCAGTGATGCCCTGGTCCTGCACGCCGATATCCAGGCGAAACGTGCCCGGTGCCTCTCCGGTCTGCCACCACTCAATAATGCGGATCAGAAAGCCGAACGGCTCCACCACCCGCCGCACGGCACTGGTGGTCCCTTTATGCTGATGAATATAAAAAGCATCCTTCACCACCTGGCGCTTGACGCTTTCTGTCCAGCCCTCGTCCCAGCGATCCACAGAGAACGCCCAGGCGAGATAAGGCAGGAAACTGACCGGACAGATTGCCGGATTCCACAAGTCACGAAGCGGCACCTGCAGATCAGAAATCCCGCTGCAGGTTTGCGCCAGTCGGCGCTCCAGTGGTGTTGAACCCGGTGGCAGCAGACTATTCATCCGTTCCTCCGTTGGTTACGCTCCACTGCGTACATGATGCCGCCTGTGTTTTGTTCAGGACCACATCCGCCAGAGGAGAAGCCAGCTCCACACGCTGCACACCCTCAACATGCAGGGCGGCAAAGATGGCGCTACGGCGAATATCCCGACCAAGACGCGTCTGACTGGCGATGTACTTCTGCAGGCTGGCTTTTGCCGCTGCCATTACCGGCTCTGCTTCCGGTCC